GGTAGTAGAATACAGTTAAGTCCTAGCACTGATAATAAGTTAGGTGTAGTATATGGTTCTGCTTTTGTAAGCCCAATTATTGTAGATGCTAAGATTAGTACAGATCAAAAGACAATGTGGTATGTATTAGCATTAACAGAAGTGACTGACACAGGCACATTGACATTAGGAGATTACACTAGTCTTACTAATTCTAATATATTTTGGGGCGATAAACAATTAGTATTTGATGTTGCTGATACTACCAAAGTAGTAAAATGGATCAATAGTGATGGGCAAGAAGATACTAAATGTAACGGAAACATTTTCGTATATCTTTATAATAATGGTGTTAATGGCGGAGTCAATACTCAATTGAGTGCCGTTACTGTTCTTAGTGATGCAAGCATTCCAGCAGAGCAAAGATATAATGGTAGCAAATATACCTTTACTGGTAGTTCACCTACATTCTACAAGACTGCTTTTATGATTGTAAAAATAATTTACAATCAAGATGCTGGTATTACGCAACTAGATCAAATTCGTGTTAAGGCTACAAATACCTTAACTAAGCCAGGCACTGTAATTAAAGATTATCTTAACAATGATAGATATGGTTGTGCTGTACCATTAACGCAAATTGATACTGCTAGTTTAGATGCATTAGATTTATATAGTGATGAATTAATTAGTTATACACCAGTAGGTGGAGGAACTGCATATCAGCCCCGTTATAGAATTAATGGCCCATTAAACACAGATGTAAGTTGCTTAAACAATTTACAATTATTAGTTGATAGTTGTGATAGTTGGTTACAATGGAATGAATCTATTGCTAAATGGAGTGTGATACCAAATCGTAGTTATCTTGATTATACAACTTATGCAGGACTTTTTGTAATTAACGAAAGCAATATTATTAGTGGTGTTAATATAAGTCCTATTGATTTGAATAGCGCATACAATATTATTGAGACTACATTTCCAAATGCAAAAATAAAAGATCAAACAGATTATAATTTTGTTTACTTAGATCCACAAGATAAAAATCCTAATGAGCCAATTAATAAATTAAGTGTGCAATACCCTTTAATTAACTCTAGTGTTACTGCACAATATTTGGCAACACGCAGATTGATACAAAGTCGTGAAGATTTAGTTGTTGACTTTAGTATGGATTACAGTGGTATTCAAATTGATGCGGGTGATGTAGTTAGAGTACGACATCCAACATATGGGTGGGGACCGTACCCAGGCGCACCTACTAATCCAGATAAACTTTTTAGAGTCAATCAAGTTTTAGAAAGCAAAGCAGATGACGGTAGTCTTGGTGTAAGATTATCATTGATGGAATACAATGAGCAAGTCTATCAGAATATTAGTATTACAGATTATCAACCTGCTGCTAATACAGGGTTAACTGATCCAACTATATTGCCTAAACCTATAGCACCTACGATAACTGAACCAAACACAACTGAAAATAATTTTAAGGTTCAAGCAACAGTTCCTAATTCAGGATCAATAATTGCAATTGAATTTTGGTATGGGCCAACAGCAACAATAGAAAATAACAATTATAAATTATGGGACACACAATATTATAGTTCAGGACCACTATATCCAATTGGTGCTACAGAGACAACAGATGTTGTAGGCTTTGGCGGAGGTACTTATTATTGGGCAGTAAGAATGCTTACACAAACTACAAAGAGTAGTTTCAGTGATAGCACACAACAGATATGGACTCCTGCTAATTTACCAGAACAAAAAGTAGTTAGTAACCCTGATTCAACAACAGTTACATATGCTAATACATATAAATTATGGGGTGACAATACAAGAGGTATTGTATTGACAAATGATTATACACCTACTGAAAATGGAAGTGACTTAGGTGGTTTAGCACAAAACTTAATCAATCTTAATTTTAGTGTTAGTGCGTATAGTGCAAATTTCACAGATGGATTATGCGCTGAGATATATTCAAGTATGAATTATTTCAGATACAAAATTACTGAAATGATTAAAGGTACTAATGGAATAGTTATAGTTACAGAGAATGCTATTTGGTATACAGGGCTAATAACATCAACTGCTAATCCATTAGACAATCCACAGTTTAGCCCAATACAACAAGTTGTTACTGCTCCTAGTGGTGTAACATTCCTAGGTGGTGCAACAGATGGTACATCATTTATTGTAGTTGGTAATCAAGGTAAAGTATATCGTAGTGCTAATGGTTATACCAATTGGACTCTTGCAACTACTCCTGCACCAAATAGTTATACATTAGAAAAAGCAACATATGGTGGAGGATACTTTGTAGCAGTAGGTGGTATAGCAAATTATTCTAGTGCAACAGGTGGTACTGCATATGTAATGGTAAGTCCTGATGGTGTAACATGGACACAAATTGGTGATATTGCATCAACTAATCAATTGACTTGTGTAGGGTATAACGGTACTAGATATGTTGCAACTGGTGTAGCATTAATTACATTTGAAAGTACTGATGGATTAAATTGGACTTATTCATATATCCCTGGTGGTAGTACTATAAATGCTACGCAAATTAAATGGAATAGTACCAACAGTTTATGGTTTATGACTGCTAATAACACTAGTACCAATACAAGTAGAATCTATACTGATGTTAGTAATCTTAGCGGTGGTTGGCAAGCAAGATATGTCGGATCATTATCTGGAACACAATTAACAGATATTGCATTACATAGCAATAATGTAGGATTTGCTGTAGGTAAGTTAGGAGAAATTGTTGTTAGTACAAATGGTGGATTAAATTGGCAAGTAGTTACAAGTAACTTTATTGGTAATTATAGCGTTTGTTTAAATGATGGTCAATATTTTTATTTGATGGGTGATCAGACATTAGGAATGGCAGATGGTTCTGCGCCAGCGTTTAAGATAGATTCATCTACAACGCCTACTTTCACTCTTGAACCAATATATCTATGGGAAACAATAAGAATATTTGCATATGGTTCTAGTCCAAGTGCATTGCCTGCAAATTTAGGACAATATGATAATACAGTTGTTGCAGTTCAAGATAGACTACCTGTAAACACACCAGTTAGTTTATTATATAGATTTGGTACTTATAGACAAAATGTGCCAATAAAATTTCAATTAGTTGTGGGAAATCTTAATAATCCAACTAATCCTACTATAACTTATGCAAGTCGTCGTATCCTAGCGATTGCAGAATTCAAAGGATAATAAATACAATAGGAGATTTAACAAATGAGTTTATTACTTAACGGGTCAAAAACAGCAGTCATTGCTGGTACACCATTACAGATGGTGGAAATTTATAATGGTGAAAGTTATACTTTCCCCATGACATTTAAGGATAGTTCAGGTGCACCCGTTAACATAAACGGTTGGACTTTAACTACTGCCGCTAAATGGTATACTGCAACATTAGTGTATGATAATAATACTGCATTGACTACTAATATTAATTTAAGCAATTTAACATTGCTTAACCCACAGCCTAGTCAGCCCGCAGGCTTAACTGCTGAAGTTGAAGATGGGCCAAATGGAATAGCATGGTTATATATACCAAGCACAATTAATGGTGGACAAACAGTTGGTATTGATACTGCACCTGCATTAATCGCAGTAGTTACTATTACAGTTACAAGAACAGATGCATTAAGTTCATTAACAGATGTCAACAAAGAACCTATAGGGTTTATCATAAGGTATATCTAAGATGCCAGAAATCAATCTACAATTTACTGTTAATACATTCAGTGCTAATTATTCATTAACACCTAACGATGTATTAATTACACCAAATGCAGTAAACTTAACTGCGTTTGCGGGCTTCGCTGCATTCCCACCTGATGGACCTAACGGTAATGGTAGAGTGACATTTAACGATGGTGGATTGTTTGCTGGTGCAAATAATTTTACATACGCTAAAACTACAAATACCTTAGCAGTTACAAACATTGTTGCTAACACAATTAGTGCAAGCAGTAATGTATCAATGGGTAATGTAAGCGTTGGTGGCAATCTTGCTGTGACAGGTACAGCAAATATATTTGAACTCAAAGTAAGTAATAATGCTAATTTTCCAAATATTGAAAATGTAAAAATACAAGGTGGTACAAATGGTTATTATGTTAGAACTGATGGGCAAGGTAATATAACATTTGCTACATTAACATCTGCAGGTGGCCCAGGCACTTTACAATATAATTTAAATAATACCTTTGCAGGTATTCCAAATGTCGTTTATGCTAATGGTAATCTATCATTAGGCACAATTGCCAATGTTAAAATGTCAGGTGGTTTAAATGGATATTTTCTACAAACTGACGGTGCAGGTAATTTAACATGGCAAGCAGTAGCAAATGTAGGCACAGGTAACAATGTGCCAGGTGGTGCTAACACACAAGTTCAATTCAACAGACAAGGACTGTTTGGTGGTGATAGTGGGTTTACATATAATCTATCAACTAAACTTGCAAGTGTAAACAATTTAAATATTGCTAATATTGCCAATGCAAATATATTAAAT